TTTGATAAAGGTTGTTTTAACAGAAATGGTAATTTACCGGATGTTAATAGTAATGTTGAACTAATAAAAGGTTGGTTTAATGAAACATTACTCAAATTTATACAAACTCATAATAATAAAGTTTCGTTTATTCATATGGATGCTGACCTTTATAGTTCTACAAAATATATATTTGATATATTGAAGGATTATATTGATACAGATTGTATTATCGTTTTTGACGAATTAGTAAATTATCAAGGTTTTGATGGAGATACAGGAGAACTTAAAGCGTTTTATGAATTTATTACAGAAAATAAAGTAGATTATGAATGGATTGGAATGAATGGAAAACCTACTGGGATGTCTGGTTATTATCACGAAAATGTAGCATTAATTATTCATTCAATAAACTAATAAAGTATATGGATATATTTAGGGTTCTCATATAAAATGGGCGTTTTAAATGAGAAAATGTTTAATATATACAAAATCATTTAACTTACACTACAAATAAATGTATTTAATTATTAATTTAATACATTTATATAATATATCCAAATAATGTATATTATGCTTTCTGATATACTTATATCACCATCTGTTATGTCATTAGCAATTACAGGTTTCTTATTATTATATGTGGTTATTATTGTAATAACAAACTTTAAAGAATTGAAAAATTTAAATTTATTTAGAAAAATACAATTATTATGTTTATTTACTATATCTATTGGAATTCACGGTTTAATCCATTTAGGTGTTGAAAAAGAATACAATTTAAACCCATATAAATGGTTTTAATTTATAAAATTACAAAATAAAATTTGAAATTATATATATATATATATGTTAGATTATACCATATCAACTATTTTTCTACAGACAACATCGTTAATAATACTCTTATCGATTTATTTATTAATTAAAAACAGAATCAAAGTATATAATGAAAATTATTATAAAATTATAACATTATTAACATCATTTAGCATTGCTATTTGTTCACATGAATTAGTAAAAGCTAATTATATAAAACACTTTGGCGTTTCCCCTATTTAGTATAATTTTAACATCTAAAAGCAAAAGCCAATATACCAACTGCTATTATTCCTAATACTACACCCATATGATAATTATATTGCATTTCTTTATACATCAAATGCCAAGCCTTAACTTCTTGCTGGTTATTTATATGATTTAACATATAATCAGTTTTGGGATGTAATATATAATAAAAATAATTAGTAATAAATGATGTTGCTATCACGGTGCAAACTAAAGGAGCAGTATTCATTTTTTCTTTTTTAATTTTAATATTGTAAAGTATTATTACTATAGAAATAACAAAACCTAAAAAATAACCTTGATAACTTATATACATTCGCTCTTTAGATATATTATCATATCGTTTTTGTAAGTCACTAGATAATTGTTCTTTATATTGTTTTACAATTAAACTACTATTTGTTTTATTATAAAAATAAATCATTCCAATTATAAAAATTGCAGATAACATACAACTGATTGCACATGCCATTTATATAAATTATAAAGAAAAATAACAAAATAACAAAATAACAAAATAACAAAATAACAACATTTTTAATAAATTAATGTAGATTTAAAATGTTTTTTACATTTGTTGCATTGTCTAAAAGACCCCCCATCATTTGTTAAAGGGGTTGAATTAGTTGAAGAACAAAAAATACAAATGGGAGAGAACTTACTTTTTAATCTACCATCATTTATGTAACTACTAAATGAATTAAATTTATATGCGTCATTTATTGGTGTTTGTTGAAAATCCCCATGATTAAAAATATTTGAATTGCTCATAATACTAATTAAAAGAAAATAAATATAAATTATAATCTATTTATATTAAAATATGAATAAATTTGATTTATATATTATTTTAATCATTATAATTAAAATCGGTTTTATTTTAATGGCTATATCACACTTATATTTAAAAGTAAAAGGAAATGGAAATTCAAATATAGACAAAACTGTTATTTATTGGAAAGAAAGATTCGAATTTATTTTTATTGTTTTAATGGCAATATTATTAATATATTTATTTAATCCAAGATACGATAATACCAAATTAATTGATACTGAAACAAAAATTCTATTATATCTATTTGGATTTATATTATTGATTACTGCAAAATGGGAGGTTTTTTTATCTCATGCAAAGTGGTATAAAAATATAAAACCTTTAATACAAATTTTCCATAATTAAAATAGAATTATGCACAGTTTTCTGTTGAATAACTTCGTTTTTTACACGTTGTTCATCAATTAACATTATTCCCATAGCGGCATAATTATGTAAGTCAATCAATGTGTCTCTTAAACTTTCAGTATCTATCAAAGCTACACCTTTATTTGATACCGAAATAAGTCTTTGAATTTTATCTCCCATTCTGACAATTACACCAACAGTTCCATAAGTAGCAAACGCATCACCATAATCAGTATTTTTATTTCTAAAGAGTTCAAGAGCTTCACTATGAACTTTTACCATTTGGTCAATTCTTATTTCAGACATTATATAAATATTTTAAAGATACTTTTAAATATTTATATAAACAATTAATCATATTACTAGATAAAATGAGAATTGATTCAAATGACTTATACACGTTTGATATTATTTCAATAAAACAATGTGTGGCTTAGCAATTACATCACATTTATGTCTATACAAAGTATCGTTTTTTATTGAACATAAATAATTTCGAGATTAATTTACATACGTTTTCTTTGAGCTAAATACCCAGCAGAACTTCTACCGACCATACCTACATCTGTATGAGGTTTATAAATAAAGGTTCCTTTACTAACATTATAGCATAATTTAGTTCCATCATACATTTTATTGTATGGAAGCAAAGTAGTATCAAACATAGTTATAAAATTAGTAGCCTTATTTAATCTGTTTGAAGGATAAGGAGTTGTATAAGTTGTTGCAAGAGTGAACATTATAATATTAGTGAATAAAATTAAGTTTATAAAACAATATAAAATTAATTATTTAATGTCTTCCACACGAACCACAACCAGGTCTAACATTATGAACGCGAGCAAGAATAGGAGCATTTAAAGCAGTCGGAGCCGCCTTATAAGCAATCGCAGTAGAACCAGGCGCTCCAGCTAAATTTGCAATATTGACTTGGCGGTCAGTTATTCTAGGAACATTATTTCCATTTGACAAGAACATATTAATTTTTGTTGGCATATTATAAATAATATAAATATTAAATTTATTTTTTCTACATAAATACTTCTAAATAGTTTATTAAAAAATTAAATGTTTTTGAAAATAATACAAGTAAAGTTGTGTCAACACATTTAGAGACAAATGCTATCTATACAATTTCCAATTATTGAAGTATTTATATCATTGCAATTACATGGAAAGTATACTTTAAGTTCTCCATATGTAAATTCCTGTGTCATTCCATCATTAAATTCAACAGTATAGATACTATTATCAATTGATATAACAGTAGCTTTTTGATAATAGGTAGTGCCAGTCTCAATGGCATAGACATAATTACCGACCATGAAGCTGCAATTTCCGGAAGGGTCTTCTTGCCATAATGGATTGTTATAAATTTGTATATTTTGTTGTAAATAACTTTGTGGAGGATTGCCAGGACAATAACAACCATTAACAATATTTGTCTTTGTTGTTTTTCCTCCATAAATTGGAAAAGCTGGATTGAATGGAACTGGGGCTCCAAAATTTGTAGGAATGACTCCTCTTTTTAATGGACCCTTACCTTTTAATCTATTTAAATATCTGTCATATGAATTATGTTTAATGTCGCATCCAATGCCTCCAGGTGTTTGACAACCAGGTTTGCTTGAAGTAACAGATGTATGTCGTCTATTCATTGATGTATTATATCCAGTTGGTATTGTCATTGGTTGAACACTTGGGACAGGTCTATCACTCATTTGATTCCAACATACTCCGTAACCTCCAGCAAGGTATTTTCCTGAACTCGTTTGAACCCAAGTTCCGACAGGTGGTTGGACATAAGCAGTAAGTGGTCCTAAATTTGCTGTATACAATGACGCATAAACACGAACCGTATTTTGGATAAGTTTTAATTTTTGATATTGATTTGCAGGTGAATTACTTGTTAAATTTGTATCACAGTTTCTACATCTATAATAATATGGAGGCAACCCAATGATTTTATTAGGTTGATTATATACTATTGCAGTTTTTGTACAAGATGTCATTTATATAAAAAGGTATTATTTTAAAAATTGATATTAAATAATAATAAATAAATATTATTACATAATAATAATGAATAAACTCATAAGCAATATTCCGAATAAAATTAAACAACCTGCTCAATGTTGCGTGTATTGTGGTAAGAGTTTTATAAAAAGAGTTACTTTGGATAAACATTATATTATGTGTGAGTTAATACAGAGAAGCAAGAAAAAATCTAATATTGTTATTGAGGATGATGAGCCCTTACCATCTCAAAGAAAAATGTTTGAGATGTTAATCGAATTAGGTAAAAAATATTCTATATTAGAAGAAAAAGTTGAAGAAATTAACAAATGGGTAGTAAAAAAAAAGAAAAAAATAAATATGTTGGAGTGGTTAAATACAAATATAAAACCAAATATAAACTTCAATGACATTCTAGATAAAATCATTATGAACGAATCTGATGTAAAAAATATTTTTATAAATAGTTTTTATGATGTAATAAATGATGTATTTTCTAGAAGCATTTATAATTTTAATGAGACAGAAAATCCTATATTCGCATTTGTTCAAAAACCAAATGTATTTTATATTTACGATGAAAATAATATCTGGTGTGAATTGTCGAGAGAAGGATTAATTAAGTTTTTAAATAAAGTTCATATGAAACTATTTAAGGAATTTAATGATTGGAAAAAAAATAATGTTATTGAAATCAGAAATGATAGTGCTTTATCTACAATGTGTGATAAAACACTTGTTAAAATAATGAGTATTGAATTTAAACAAGAATCTATATTTTTAAAGATTAGAAATGCTATGTTTTCAAGAATGAAAACAGACATGAAAGCTCTTATAGAGTATGAATTTGAATTTTAACGTGATTTCGTTTCTTTACTATGCACATATTTAATTGAGAATTTTTCAAATTTTTCAAATTCTTCATAATACGCTTTGCAATTTACTTTTTTATTTGTTTTTTCATTTTTATATTTAAGACATCCAATATATAAATTATAATATAATTTAGCTATTTCTTTATCAGGATTATTAGTTTTCATTTATTATTATATAATTATTATTCTTTAAGTGTATTAATTTTTTTAATTATATAATATATTTTTGTTTATACGCTAGGAAAGCTAGGTTGCATTGCAATTCCACAAATACCAGCATCATTAGTAGAATCAGTGCGTGCAATCTTAAGATAACCTTTATCTCCCCAAGTGGTTCCCCAAGAGTTCTTAACAAGCCAGTAATCTTGTCCATTCTCAGCACCATAACCAACAATTAAAACGCCATGGTCTAAAGTAGTTCCGCAACTAGAAGAAGTCAACACTCCACTTGAATAGGATTGGAAATAACGGGTGTCTGCTTCAATGGCTATAGCGACAGGTTGTCTAGAAACAGCAGCCTTTAAAGAAATTTGGTCATTCGGCTTTACATCAGAACAAGAAGCAACATGGGCAACCGTTTGACAAGACTTGCAAGAACCAGATTGTCCTGTTCCAGAAGTGTAAGGATATGAAGAAAGCGAACATTGTCCGTTTTCAATAACATACTTAAAGGCTCCTTCCATTTGACCGCCATTACATCCGTGGGAACCATATGAAAACCCAGTAGCACACTCAACCAATTGTTCTTCAGACAAATCAATTAGTTGACCCTTTGCAATAGCCCAAGCACCTTCAATAGCACCTGTAGCAGAAAAAGTCCAACAAGAACCACATTGTCCTTGGTCTTTTACTGCAGTGACAGCATTCTTAGTTCTCCAGTCAATAGAAGCAGGTAAACCAGATGCTCCAGAAGAAAAGCTCTTGCAACCATATGAACCCACGTCAGTCTTTAAACCACTCACATACATGGCCTTGAATTCCTCAGAGGTTAAATCAGTAAATTGATTAATTCCCATAGTGAAGTTTTGTTTGTAATCTAAATTATGAAGAATAATATTTCGGACATTAGAACGAAAAATTTGGAAACGCGATTCTAGCTCTTGAAGTGTTTCATATTTTTTACTAAATCTTTCTTGAAAAGTAGAGAATTGTTTCCATTCATCAGTTTCATTTACAAAATTAGTTAATTCTCTTTTGCGAAGACCATGTGAAGAGACAACTGTGAAAAAAGAAGCGAAAAAAAAGAATAAATTATACATTCTATATACTAAGATATAGAATAAAGTTTTTATTATGTTTTTAAATATAATATTATTTTTGTTCCTAAATAAGTTTATAAATATTTTTCTTTGAATTCCTCAGGTGTCATAAGTGGTATGCCAAGTTTTCTTGCCTCTTCTGCCTTACCAGTATCCTCATCTTTATTTTTAACTAGAACTATGAAGGTTTTACTTGAAACACTCGAACCTAATTTTGCCCCTACATTTTTTATTGTATCTTGAATATCAGTATCTCTAAAACCAGTAATAACAATTGATTTCCCAAACAAAGGATGAGTTTCATCTATATTTTTTTTCTGAGAAGGAGCTAATTTTTTAACAAGACATGATGCTTTTATGAAATGAATAAAATCAGGGATTTTCTCAACAAATGCTTCAGCTGTTTTTTGTGCCATACCTTTAATTTCTGAAATTTGTGCAACCTTTTCAGCATATGACTCTTTTGTTAATAATACATTTGGATACGAATCCATAATAAGTTCTAGTTTCTTTTCACTAAATCCACGACCAAACATATTTGAAGCTGACATGATTGTTATAAGTGATGATGCATCAATTTTCTCTCTAATTCCGTTATAGAGTTTGTTGGCAGTTTTATCCTTAAAACCTTCTACCTGAAGAAAATCATCAACTGTCATTTTAAGAATTTGAGGAACTGAATCGTATCCTGCTTGAATAATACGTGATACATTTCCAGAACTTAATCCTTCAACTCCAATTCCTCTGAAAAATCCTGTTATATTTTTTTCTTTAACTGTTTCATCTGAACCTAAATCTTCAAGCATAACATCCACATGAGTATCATTCCATTTAAAAGGGACAGATGGCATTTTAGAAAGTTCTGCAGGTACAGTAACTTTGCGTATATGAGGAATAACATCCCCACTTCTAATTAGCTCAATAACAGCTCCAATACCCACTTTATTATCATTAATAAATGCACCATTAAATCCCGTAGCATATTCAATACGAACGCCTCCAAGATTTATAGGCTCAATTTGAACACGTGGTTTTAAATAACCGTCTTTACTTGGTGTCCAAATAACATCAACGACCTTGGCTTCTGCAATTTGGTCTGATAAAACCATTTTAAACGCAAATGAGTGTTCAGGATTTCCTGCTTTTCTCTCATATGTTGCGTCATTCACTACAATAACTCCATCAATTTCATATGCATAATTCTCTCTCCAATTAATAAGAGTTTGAGATAATAATTCATTTGTTATGTTGGTTTCAGTTTTCCAGAGAACACCTTCAACATCAAGAGTAGAGAGAAATTTCATTTGTTCAGAAGGTTTTTTAATTGGTTTCATAACTTCATATGCTACAAAATGTAAATCGCCAAGAGCTTCATTTATTGTTTTATGATTAACAATTCCAGCAACCATATTTCTAGGGTTTGCAAATTTAGTTTTATATTTTGATTCAAATACTGCTTTTGGAATAATAAACTCTCCGCGAATAACAATGTCCTTTGTGTTAGGTAAACGTAAATGCGGAATAAGATGACTTATATCTTGACCTATTTTACCATCTCCTCTTGTATATAATTTGGGTATAGAGTTTTCAGTTGTGTAAAGACCACTTACACCATCAAGTTTGCATGATAAAACATACGGACCTTTATATTTTGCCATCCAATTTGCAAGTGCTCCTGTGTCAGGTTTAATTTTATCCATAGAACCCATTGGATAAGGTAAAGTAACTTTTCGGTTTGCTGAACTAACAGGAGCTCCAATTTGATGAATTATTTCATTCGCAGGATATTTTTTCTCCATAAATTCTTTAACAATATCATATTCATTATCAGTCATAAATGGCTGCTGATTATAGTATGCTTTATTAGCCTCGTGAATAATGGAAGAAAGTTGATTTTCATTCAGTTGTTCAAGAACTGAGATACCATTTATCTTAAAATCATTTGCAAATGCGACTATATTTTGGTATTCAAAATCATCTTCTCCATCGCTTTCAATTATTAAAGGTTTTTTTGGTTTTTGTTCTAGTTTGACTTTTTTTTTTATAGTTTTTGTTATCTTTTTTGGTGCAGTAAGAACACTCGTTTCTGAATTAGTATATTCCTTAGTTATAAGGTTTGGTTTTGTTACTGAACTTTGAACCACAATTGCTCTTCCATCTGTGCGTTCAATTGGGGATTTGTATTCAAGACCTAAGAAATCGAAAATATCTTTTTCATTTGTGAACTGATGTTCTACCTTATCGCCCTTCTTTTTTGATACACCCTCAAGAGAATAGAGTCCGTGTTCGTTCATTGTATATCCTTTTTCAAGGGCTACATGACGCATAACTGTATTAAAAATCTTACTTCCAGTGAAGTATAGAATCGCAAATGGAAATTCTTCAGGATTTGTATATAAGAAATCTACACGACGAGCTACATCAGATGAAGGAATTTTTGCAACAACCAAACATTTTGTTGGACCTCTTGAGAGAACATATAAAATTATTTTAGATTTTATTAAATTATCAATAAATGTTGTAAATACTGTGTCTGTGTTTGATGTAATTATAACATCAATGTCTCCCGAAGTTTCAGAACCACGACGATAAGAACCCACAATTTCCATTTTATCTTCGGTTCTCTTTGGAAATATTTTATAAAAATTTGATTTGTAATCCTCTATTTCTGAGCGCGGGATTCTTTTTAAAATATCTTCGTAATATTGCAAACCTACCTTTTGAATATCATTTAATAAATGTTGATTTTCTCTCAACTGTGAAATTGATGTTATTCCTTCATTAACCAATTCTTTTGATTTCTTTGGACCAATTCCATATACTTCACACAAAATATTTACAGGATTTGATTTCTCACGCTCTAGGACCTTTAAAGTTCCTGTTTGCACGTATTCATTCAGTTTTTCCATAATAGTTGCTCCAATACCTGGCCTACCTTTTAAATCATGTGGAGAAGTGATATCATCTGGATATGACATTATTGTTTCTTGTGCCTTTTGATAAGCGCGAGCACGAAATGGTTCACCTTGCTTCGACATTATGTTAGCAAGCTCTTCCATTAGCTCAATAAATTTTTCATTTAAACGACCGCTTGGCAATACTGACATTTGATTAATATCTTGAGATATCTTTAAATCTATTTCTGATGTATCCCCCTTTTTGTTAGAAATTTTTATTTCAATTTTATCTTTTACTTCTGGTGTAGAAGATGATTCAATTATTAATATTTTTTTACGTTTTGTTATGTTTAATTTTTTGTTTTTTTGTTTTTTTGTTTTTTTGTTTTTTTGTTTTTTTGTTTTATACATTTTCTTTATATTTGAAGAAACAGTTGATGATGATTTAATAATTAATTTTGTTTTTTAGTTTTTAGTTTTTAGCATATATATTTATTTACATATTTACATATTTACAACCCTTGAAGATTTCGTAAACTTGTGAAAATGTGACAGAAGAATTTACCAGAAAAGTAATAAAAACTGAAAAAGTTAAAAAACCTAAAACAAGCAAGTAAGAATAAATAGTTATTTCATTAAGGTAGTAAATGAAATAACATTAGATGGGAATTTGCTTATCTACCACAAAGTAAGCATATGATAAACCCATTATATAGAATTTAGTTTATCCTCCATTTAGGAGGAAGCGCTCGTATTTTTTTTGCTAATAAAGTTGGCATTTAAAATACGCGTTGCTCAAAATAAAAAAT